TGATTTCAGGCGAATCATTAACGCTGTCAAGTCTTTTTGTCATTATGTTAGCCATATCTCGCGCAATAGTGCTACTTTTACAATACTGTGATAAAATAAAATGTAATTGTAAGAATAAGAGCGGCTAAAATGTCAGAAATACAGCAGTTAATCGCGGCTATAAGGGAAGACCGCGAGAATACACAGCGAGCGCTGACCAAAATGGAGCAGTCTATCGTTAAAATGAGTGAGTCTTTTACTCTGTTCTATCAACATATCGCTACTGTTGAGAGTGAGCGCAAACACACCGATCAATTCAAAAAAGAAACAAGAGCTTTTCAAGAATATGCCAAGCCTATATTGTCAAAATCTAAAGATTGGCATAGCATAGGCGGCAAATTATTATTAATAGCTGGTGGAATAGTTATAACCGCTTTAGCTGTTTTATTAGGGGTTAAGCCATGAGCTTAAATGATAACAAAATACAATTCTATTTATCGCAAGGCGTAACGCTATCAACATTAAATGACATGGAATTAGAGTGGCTTCAAGATAATGGAGCAACCGCTAATAGCTTAATGGATTGCTGGAAACAATTTTTAGAGTTGCAAGGCTTTCCATACGGAACTTATAACGACTCATTATTCGCATACCTTGAAAGCCTTGGTTATACAGGTGCTTTAAATGATATGTTAAGCGACTTTTACGGTGATTCAATTCCTACCCCTAGTGGTGGTGATGAATACACTGATGAATTTACAAACGAATTTACTTAACTATGTTGAGGTAGTTATGGCAAAAAAGAAAAATTTAGGGGGAGCGCCAGCAAAGTTTACTGACCCTGAAAAGATGAAAGAAGCTATTGATCAATATTTCGCTAACCCACCTATCAAGATATTACGCAAAAATGGTGAGACACAAGAAATTCCTTTTATATCAATAACTGGACTAGCTTTACACCTTGGTTTTTGCTCAAGACAATCAATGTATGACTACGAAGAAAGACCTCAGTTTTCTTACATTATAAAAAAAGCAAGGACTTTAATAGAATCTGAATACGAATTTTTACTGCAAAATGGCAACACTACAGGGGCTATATTTGCTCTTAAACAGTTTCAATGGACTGATAAAGTTGAGCAAGACAACGTGCAAGACATTAATATACATATTGACCATGAAGCACTAGGAATTAAACCTAATGAATCATAACTTGCCTAATGATTGGGCGGCTAGGGAATACCAACAGCCTATGCTTAATTATATGCTTAAAGGTGGTTTAGACCGCAAACGTGGTGTGGGTGTATGGCATCGTAGGGGTGGTAAAGATTCAACGTGTTTAAACTTTGCAGCAGTAGCGAGCCAATTAAGGGTTGGTACTATTTGGCATATGTTGCCCACTCAGGCACAAGGTAGAAAGGTTATATGGAAGGGTATCGACAAGGATGGTCGCCGCATGATTGATCAAGCCTTTCCCGAATGGATGCGTAAGAAGAAAAATGAGTCTGATATGTCAATCGAAATGCATAACGGCTCAATTTATCAAGTCGTTGGTAGTGATAACTTTGATAGTTTAGTGGGTAGTAACCCTATAGGGATTGTATTTAGTGAATATTCTATTGCTAACCCATTAGCGTGGGATTATGTTTCGCCTATCCTGAATGAAAATGACGGATGGGCTTTTTTCATTTATACGCCACGGGGTAACAACCATGGTAAAAAGTTATTTGACGCAGCACATAAAATGGATAGCTGGTTTGCGCAAACACTAACAATTGAGAATACCAAGCGTCCTGATGGTTCGCCTGTTATACGTCCTGAGCATATCGAAGAAGAACGCGAGATGGGCATGGCAGAAGAAAAGATACAGCAAGAGTATTACTGTTCGTGGGAGGGTGGCATGGAAGGCGCTTATTATACGGCAGAGCTTAGAGACTTGCAGAAGTCTGATAGGTTTGGTCAGTACCCGCATGACCCACTTAAACGAGTCCAAACGTTTTGGGATATTGGTATTAATGACCAAACATCTATTATATTTACACAGCGCGGTGATGATGGTAACCCGGTAATTATTGATTTTCTTGTGGGTCGTAACATAGCAATAGCAGAGTGGATCAAAACACTTAGACAATTACCTTATGACTATGATGAACACTGGTGGCCGCATGATGGCGCTAATCGTGAACAATTTAGTGGTAAGAGTAAAGCAGACCAAGCAGCAGAGCTTGGTTTTTACGTTGAGATATGCCCTAACCTATCGCGTGAAGATGGTATCAACGCATCAAGGGGTATGATACGTGTTGCTAAGTTTGATAATAACAAAACAAGCAAACTAGTAGACGGCTTACAAGGTTATCGTAAAGAGTATGACGAGAAGTTACAAAGGTTTAAAGATAATCCATTGCATGATTGGGCTAGCGATATTGCTGACAGTTTCAGATATTTAAGTATTGCATGGCGTAAGAACTTAACCACTGCCATAGGTAATAGAGCAGTTAACAACATTAAAGTTAAAAGGGCGTATGGCTAATGAAAAACGAGCAGATAATTAAACGACTTGAGCATTTGACATCAGAGCGAAAGACTATTGATAGCACATGGCAAACAATAGAAAAGTATATCACGCCTTATCGTGGTCAATTCTTTGAAGATCAATCAAGCGAGCATGAGCAGAACTGGCGTAAACGTGAGATATTCGACAGTACAGCCGTTAACGCTTGCCAAACATTATCAGCTAGTATTCATGGCTCTATTACTTCGCCTGCTTTTAGATGGTTTGATTTACAGTTTAGAGTTGACCAATTAAACCAAACACAAGAGGCTAAGGAATGGTTAGACGATACCGCAGACAGAATATACAACGCCTTGCAAGAATCAAACTTCAACTTAGAAGTAGGCGAGTGTTACACAGATTTAGTTAGTTATGGCACATCAGTAGTATTGGAAGAGTTTACAGGTGACGAGCTAACAGGTGAAAACATTGAACTAACATTCTCAGCCGTACCGATTAAAGAAGCCTACTTTGAAGAAGATCACAAAGGTGGCATATCTACATTTTACCGTCGATTAATGTGGACACCTTCACAGATTATCAGCAAGTTTGGCGAAGAAAATGTTCCCGAAAAGATTAACGCTTTACAGGCTAGCGGCAAAACTGACCGTCTTGAAGTTGTTTACTGTATATGGAAACGCAAAGGCATTAATGATGTTGATGGAATAGTCGCACCTGATAAGCGCCCTTATGCGTACCGCTATTTGCTGAAAGAAGGTTGTTGCGAGTTAGGCGAAGAGGGCGGGTATTATGAAATGCCAGCTTATGCGCCTAGATGGAGAAAGACTAGCGAATCTAAGTGGGGTAATAGTCCTGCAATGAATGCGCTTAACGATGTGTTAACGCTTAATGAGTTGGTTGAGCTAATCTTGCGTAGTGCTGAGAAAGTTATTGACCCGCCTTGGGTGACTACTATGAATAATATTATGTCTGATTTAGACATGAGGCCGGCAGGGTTAAATGTAGTTCGCGACCCTAGTAAGTTAATGCCAATGAATTCAGCAGCGCGTTTTGATGTTAGCCAGTTACAAAAGAGTGATTTAGTTCAGGCTATCCAAAAAGCTTTTTATATGGATCAGTTACAACTTAAAGACTCGCCAGCAATGACAGCGACAGAGACTATGGCGCGCATGGAGTTAATGCAAAGAACATTAGGGCCAACATTAGGTCGATTACAATCTGATTTACTTGACCCATTAATTAGTCGAACATTAAACATCTTATTTAGAAGCGGTCAGTTAAAAGAATTACCAGAAAGCTTAAAGCAGAATGGCGGTGACATTGATGTTTCATACGTTGGCTCATTGTCACGTAGTCAAAAAATGGATGGTATAGCAAACGTTGAAAGATACTTAGGCTTATTGGGTGGCATTGCTCAGTTTAAGCCAGAAGTATTAGACCTATTCAATCAAGATAAAGCAGCGCGTGACTTAGGTGTTGATTTAAACATACCAGCAGCTTACTTAAATAGTGATGAAGATGTAGAAGCATTACGCCAACAACGTGCAGAACAACAACAAGCGCAGTTTGAAGCTGAAAACATGAAGATGGGTGGTGAGGCTATGCAGGCAGTTGGTAAAGGTCAGAGAGAAATGGAAGGCGGCAATGAATAGCGTTGAAAATTTAAAAAGTTTATATCGTGCGGTATTTAATACCCCGAACGGTGAAAAGGTTTTACAAGATTTACAGGAGCAACTAAACCCTGATGAAATCTTTGTGAAAGGTGATGCTGATGAAACGCATATCAATCTTGGTAAGCGTGAAGCATTTATTTATATTAGTCAATTGTTGAGGGTTGATGATGAGTGAAGAAAACGGAACAAACGAAGCAGCAGCAGCGGTACAGGCTGAAATTAATACTAACGATGATTGGCGTTCAAGTTTACCAGAAGATATCAGGGGCGCTAAAGCTTTTGATTCTGTCAAGGATGTAAACTCACTAGCTAAGCAGTTTCTTGATGCACAGTCTCACATGGGCAACAGTATTCGTATACCCGGTGAAGATGCAGGACAAGAAGCTATTGACGCATTTAATCAAAAGCTAATGAATAAGACTAGCTTGATGCAAAGGCCAGAAACGCCAGAAGATTATGATAGCGTTTTTAAATCTATGGGCAAGCCAGAAGATGCTAGCGGTTATGCAGTGCCAGAAGATATAACAGGTAGTTATGACCACCTGAGAGACTTAGCTTTAAACGCTAACATGACTAATAAGCAGTTTGAATCCTTAGTTAAGTCAGTGTCTCAACTTGACGCTACAGCCTTGGAAGCGCAACAGTCTCAGCAGCAAGAAAGTATTGACGTTGTTAAGAAAGAATGGGGTGCAGCATTTGACCGAAATTCTAGCCAGGCAGTGGCAGCACTTGAAGCAACTGGCGCACCTGATAGCGTTATTGAAATGGCTAAGGCTGGTAACGTTGACGGTCAAACGCTTAAATGGTTCCATGCTTTATCACAAAAGATTGGCGGTGGTGAAGGTTCAAACGCTGTAGCTGATAATGGCGGCAATCAAGTAATGACACCAGCAGAGGCTAGAGCGCAACTAGATGAAATTATGCAGAATGGATTTGCAGACAAGAGTGGCCCTTATTGGAATACTAACCATCCACGGCATGAAGATATTAGGGCTAAAGCTATGTCCTTACGCAAACTTAGATCGGGTAACGCAGCATGAATGTAGCTAGAAAGGTTAGGGATTTCTCACAGACTATTGATATTCATTCTATGAGTTATGTTGACCTTAATAGTTGTATGGGTGAATTACGCTTATTGCTTGCTAGGCTTTCTATTGAAAAGGATGAAAGGCTAAATGAAAAAGCAAGGGAAGACGCGCAAGTCATACATACAGAGCAAGCTGACGAGCGACACCAATTTGACTCCCATGTACGCAAAGTTATTGCGGGGAAGAAGATACATGAGTGAAAGTGAAATTTACTATGAGATTCTTGCTGACTTCATACAAGATAAAACAGATTGTGAAGTTGAAGAGGCTTATATCTTATCTGTAGTGCGTGAACTTATGCGGTGTGGGATTTGATTATATTAGGCTTAATTTTAACGGTAGGTGCTGTATTCTTGGTTTATACAGTGGCCTACTATTTTTTACGCTTTACCAGTAAAATCATAGAGCGTTACTTTTAGTTTACACTTATTGAATAAATACGTTATACTACCATTACGCAGGTAGCCATTACCTTGGTCTGCTATCCATATTTAAGTATCGGGTAGCTAGACAAACTTAGTCCGAGAAATATTCAAAACTATTTTTTATACTAAGGAGCCTCAAATGGCTATTTCAATTGATCAAGCACATATCGAAACGTTCGAAGATAACGTACGTTTTTTAGCACAGCAAAAACCTTCACGCTTACTGAGCACAGTAACAAACAAAACATCTAACGGTGCAGCTCATAACTGGGAGCGTATCGGCCCTACTGACTTTAGTGAGAAAACTTCTGCTCGTACAGCAACGCCAGAGAATGATACAGAATGGTCTCGTCGTGTCTCACAAGTTAAGACTTATGATAACGGTGACACTGTTGAACAAGAAGATATTGTGCAAATGCTTGTTGATCCACTTTCAAGCCTTACAACTAACCTTGCTCACGGCTCAAACCGTAACAAAGATGATGTGATTATCGCAGCAGCAACCGCTGACGCTTTAGACGGTGACGGTAACTTA